CCCCTCAAATTCCGCCCCGCGCTGGAACTCCCGATACCCAGCGCGAAACTCAGCCGATGCGTCATCCTTCAACACTTTGTTCATGGATGCCTCTACCCAGCCTTCACGATGCTCCGTGCGCTGGCACAGGATCAGGGTGCGGTCGCCGGGGTGGGCGGGCTTTCTGCGACGTTCGTTCATTTCGGCGGCTCCGTTACTGCCGCAGACTGCCGTGCTGCATTACTTCCGTGCCAGTTTTTGATGTACAGCTTGCTGGCGTCCACTCTGGACGGGCGTATCGAAGACACCACGGCGTCAGTAATTCTCTGGAGTGCCGCAGGGCTGAGTTTCCATAAGAAGTAGTCGTCTGCATTTGCAATAACCGTCCACCATCCGGTGTTCTGTGGCGAATTACAAAACCCGGCCTTCCGCTGAGTCGTGTGCTCGAAACCAACATACTTGTAACCAACAGGCCATCCTCCCGTCTTGTCGATCAGTTCAAAGAAATCATGGTCTGTCGTGGTGGAGCACTTATGCACTAAGCCTTCGCGTGCCATTCTTTGATCGGTCATCTCATTCCCCTCGTTCCTAGTGTTGACCATTATCCATATCTGATTTCAGAATGCAAGCCCCTTGTAACCGATATTGGTTTCAGGTATTGTTCACCCATGAACCCAAAACAGTGCATAGAGAAACTAATGGCCTTGGGCTGGCGAGAGTCAGACATAGGGGAATCCATCGGCGTTGCGCAAGCGACGATCAACCGAATCAAGCATGGGCAAGAGGCGAGATATAGCGTAGCCTTAGCTCTGCTAGACCTTGCAAAGAAAACCAGGAAGGTTCGCCGGTGAACCTCTCCACGACGTTCGCGCAGCCACCTGCGCAACACCTCGCCGCTTTCCCCCGGCGAGTCGCCTACTCCGGTAGGCCGTCCGGCGGCGCACCCTCCCCTGGTGCGCTGACCGGACACCCTTCAGGCCGATCCATTGGCCAGCGTCCGCAGGTATCCAAGGGCACCGAGCTACTCGTCACTCCGGCGCGGTTTTCTGCGGACGCACTTTCCATCCGCCACAAGAACCCCAAGGCGCAGCCATTTTGCGCGACTTGCGGGGCTTGGCTGCCCGAATACCCGTTCAACGCGACGAACCTGTGCGAATCCTGTTCTACTCAAACTGAGGGGTGATGGTGTGAGCATTTTGCGAAGAATATATGCGTGGGTTACTGGCCGGAGAGTTATTTACCTGATGGACCACGACGGCGAGGTAAGCGAGCGCATTGCGTATCTTGACCCGTTCGGTATGTGGGCCTACAGAATGCGGCTTATTGGCGCTTCTGTTCGCCTTCTGCCAGACGGCAAGACGCTTGGCCCCTGTTACGTCAGAAAGTGGGTCTACGCGGACGGCACAAATGACCCCAGCCGAACTCCTTGAAACCCAATCCCACCTATTGCTAGCCCGCTACAAGGCGCTGCTGGCTGACCTGATGCGAGTGAATGGAGAGCGTAATGAGCTTTGACCTGTTTGGCTTCGACTGTATCAAGAGGCATGGCATATATGGATTCTGGATCGGCTGCGTGGCCAACAATGATGACGAGAAGCGCAGCCTGCTTTGTATCCACCACGCAGAAGGTAGTTGGCGAGTTGAAGCCTTCTGGCTGAAGCTGGTCAGCCACTACTAATCGCTTGACCTCCGCCCCTGAATAGCGGATAACTAGAACTGCCGAAAGGCCGGTGTCGTCGAAACCACCGAAAAGGAGTAATGCCGTGACCTCACATCTGAAGATCCATCGCACACGAACCATCAAATCGGCGCAATGCCGTGCTCCTGGTTTCGACCGTGTGCGGTGGGTCCCCACATTCGAGGTTTCCCTATGAACCTGAAAGACGCAAGGCTGGAGCGAAGCATCGCTATCGCATCCCTTGAGGCTTACGCCGCACAAGAGCCAGAAGAACGCCGCACCGCATGGGAACGGCTCAAGCGCCTGATCGCCCAGCGGTCGCCGGAGCGGGTGCGGGAAATGGAGATTCAGAAGGGGTTGCGAGAAGAATGATCTTCAGGAAACGCTTCCCTGGCTCTGCGCCGCGCTGGAAATCAGCCGTTAAGCTAACCGTCATCAACCTGTACTGCCGTGGATTGCTGCCGTCTACCTTCGTGGTGCGCGTGTTCCGCTGGCTCGAACTGAGGGGCGCGTAATGGCCGGAGACTGGATCAAGATTCAGGTGGCCCTTCCCGACAAGCCGGAAGTTTGGCAGATGGCCGGTGTGCTTGGAATCCATGCTGACGAAGTGGTCGGCAAGCTGATTCGAGTATGGGCCTGGTTCGATACACATACCGAAAATGGTCACGCAACGAGCGTGACATATCCGCTACTTGATCGTGTCGCAGGCGTGACAGGCTTCGCTGAAGCGATGGCTTTAGTGGGTTGGTTGAGTGACAAAGGAACCGACACATACCTGCCTAATTTCGACCGACACAACGGAAAAACCGCCAAGAATCGGGCACTTGCGAGCGATAGGAAGGTCACGCAAAGGTCACGCAACGAGCGTGACAAAAGCGTGACCAGAGAAGAGAAGAGAAGAGAAGAGAAAAAGACTACGCCAGAGGGCGATTTGCTTGAAGGAATCGACCCGGAAGTTGCAAAGGACTTCAGGGCGCTTCGGGCCAAACTCCGATCGCCAATCACCACAACCGCCATGAAGGGGATTCAGCGCGAGGCAGCCAGGGCAGGGATGTCCATGCAGGACGCTTTGCAAGTTTGCTGCGAACGCGGATGGCGAGGCTTCAAAGCTGAATGGATGGACGGGAAGGGGAAAGGGGACAGTCAACCGGATTTCATGAGGGGAGCGATATGAGGGCTTGCGACATAGCAAAAATCCTGTCCGCCAACGTGGACGGTGTAGTCCGCGAACTTCTGCCAAACGGCAGGCGCGTAGGGCACGAATGGACATGCGGGAGCATTACCGGGGAAACCGGGGATTCCCTGAAGGTACACATGACCGGCGAGAAGGCCGGGGTATGGTCCGATTTCAGCACGGGCGAGAAGGGCGACATGATCGGCCTGTGGATGGCCGTGAGAAGCCTGTCATGCGCCGACGCCTGTTCCGAGGCTCTGAACTACCTTGGGATAAGGGAAACGCGCCCTGAGCCTCCCAAGCGCGAATGGAAGCGCCCTACAAGGGACGGGATTACCCCGCTGACCGCAGCGCACAAGGCATGGCTGACCGGGACGCGGAAACTTCCCGAGGCCGCAATCGACGCCTACAAACTCAGGACTTGGAACGGCAAGATCATGTTCCCGTACTTCCGGGGCACTGATCTGGTTTTCGCCAAGTACCGGACCATCGAAAAGCAGTTCATGGCATCGGCAGAGTGTGAGCCTATCCTGTTCGGCTGGCAGGCGATTCGACCCGATGCGCGATCCGTGTGCATCACCGAGGGGGAATTGGATGCCGTGACGTCCTACGCCTACGGATTCCCTGCACTGAGCATCCCGACCGGATCAGGAGGCCACCTGTGGATCGAACGCGAGCATGATGCGCTGGAGCGGTTCGACACGATTTACCTGATGATGGACATGGACGGCCCAGGCCAGAAGTCGGTTCCTGAACTGGTCGAACGGCTTGGTCGCGAGCGGACGCGGGTTGTCTCGCTGCCGTTCAAGGACATGAACGACTGCCTGATTCGGGATGTTCCGAAGTCCGAAATCATTGCTGCGCTGCGCAATGCGAAGTCTTTGGACCCGTCCGAACTGCGCAATGTCGGGGATTTCGAGGATGCGATGATTCTCGAATACACGAAGGTAGACCAGGGGCTGGTGCTGCCGTGGAAGAAAACCCACGAAACGATCCGGCTCCGTGAAGGCGAGACTTCAATCTGGGCTGGCGTGAATGGCCACGGCAAGAGCGCGGTTATTTCCAACGTTGTTGGATGGCTCGCTACGCGAGGGGCCAAGTGTTGCGTTGCCAGCATGGAGTTCCGCACCCCGTTGTGGCTGATGCGGATGAACAAGCAAGTATGCGGCACGGACAAGCCCACCGAAACCTATGCCCGCCACGTTCACCGGGAACTGGCGAAGGTCATGTACGCCTTCGACGTATCAGGCAGGGCCAAGGCACAACGGATTCTTGAGGTTTTCCGGTACGCCCGCAGACGCTACGAAACGGAACTGTTCGTTATCGACAACCTGACCAAGTGCGGGTTTGCGGATGACGACTATTCCGCGCAAAAAGCCTTTGTCGAGGACATTACGGACTTCGCAAGGCTGACAGGGGCCCATGTGGCCATCGTGGCCCACATGCGCAAAGGAGAGACTGAGGACAAGCCAGCCGGGAAAATGTCGGTAAAGGGTTCTGGAGGGATTACCGACATGGCCGACACGCTGATCGAGGTATGGCGCAACAAGCCAAGGGAGCGGGCCATCCAAGCCTGCAAGGAAACGGGCCAGATTCTCGATCCGAAATACCAGAAACAGGGCGACACGATTTTGCTTGTGACAAAGCAGCGGGCAACGGGAATCGAGCCGGTTATCAACCTTTGGTTCGACCCAGCCAGCACGCAATTCCTGTCCGGGCCTGACCACAGTGCCCGCCCGATGGTCGAATACAGCGCCGTAGGCGTGGAGGCTAGAGCATGACGAACGAAGAACGCGAAGCCAAGGCCGAACAGAACCGCCGCGACTTCCCCGGAATGGCCAAGATGCTAGACCAGTTCAAGGCGGCGAATCCTCGCGCTATTTGGTGCGAGGAAAACGGGAAACGAATCGGGAGAGTGCCGGAATGAGCCGCATAGAGACAATCGGGAACGCTACGCTGTACTTGGGCGTGGCTACCTGCCGGGCTTGCCTGTTCGCGTGGAAGCCTGCCGGTAACCGGACCACGGAGAAGTGTCCGGCCTGCGGCAAGCGACGTGATGTTCGCAAGCGCACGTTTAAGCCGAACGTTCCCGCACTCAAGGAGTGGCGCGCCAAGAATCCCGGCTATGCCACTGAGAAGTCCCGCCAGTATCGGCAAATCGCCCTGCGCGTCATTGGCGGTGGTGTTGTCGCTTGCTCGGAATGCGGGTGCAACGACGAGCGGCTGATCGAGATTAACCACAAGGACGGCGGCGGAGGGGCAGAAATGCGCGCTAAGACCAGCCATAAGTTCTACCGCGACATCGCGCGCCTGGTCCGGCCATGCGATGACCTGAACCTACTGTGCCGCGTCTGCAATGCCGCGCACTACCTCGAAACCAAATACGGCGAGTTGCCGTTTCTCATCGTGTGGGGTGCCCGCCGTGTCCGTTGAAAAAGTGGTGATTGGGAACGCGACCCTTTACCTGGCGGATTGCCGTGAAGTTCTTCCGACCTTGCCGAAGGTGGACGCGGTGATTACTGATCCGCCGTATGGGGTGAGCTACAGCAGCGGGATGGGCGGCAAATTCAAGGGGGAATCCATCCTTGGTGATGACTGTGTTTCTGTACGAGACGACGTCATCGCCGCGATCGGCGAAGTTCGTGGCCTGTACTTCGGTAGTTGGAAGATGCCAAAGCCAGAAGGAACGAAGCAGACACTGGTATGGGAGAAAGGGGAGCATGTCGGAATGGGAGATCTGTCGCTACCTTGGCGACCGAACACCGAAGAAATATATGTGGTGGGCGGAGGGTTTGTCGGACATAGGGGGTCGTCCGTTATCCGCTTTAACGCGCCGTCGCCAAACTTCACGCCGGACAGAGAGAGATTCCACCCCACGGAAAAGCCAGTTGGCCTGATGCTGATTCTGCTGGACAAGACGCCAGGGGGCACAATCCTAGACCCCTTCATGGGCAGCGGCACAACCGGCGTGGCCTGCGCGAACCTTGGCCGGTCATTCATAGGCATAGAGCGGGAAAGTCGTTACTTTGAGATCGCTTGTAGAAGGATCGAGGACAGCCAGCGCCAGATGAGGCTGATTGGATGAGCCATTACGGGAGAAACACAATGGGAAGGGGAACACCGAAAGAACTGGCAGCCTGGGCGCACATGACCCTTGAGCGCCGGAAGTGCGGCAAGTCCTTCGCGCTGGTGCTGGCGAATCGGGACGCTGTGGAACTGGTTGACGCGCAGACGCGCAAGCTGGACATGATCGAGACGACGCGAGGCAGCGATATTGTCGGGTTCTACACCGGCTACCACAAGCGCAAGGCGAGGATCACGGTAGAGGACTTGGAGGCGGACATTCGGATGACGCTGGAGGGGGTGTGACAACCACCTACGTCAACAGCGAAGGCAGCCTGTCCAAGCTGATAGGCGACTTGCGGGGGCTATGGCGTGAGCACAAGTACCTGAGAATTTCCATCAAGGCGGGGAAGGATCGCAGCCTGTCGCAGAATGCACTTGAGCATACGTGGTTCGCTCAGATCGCCAATGAGCTACGAGAGCAGACGACGGCCCAGGTTAAGGCAGAGTGCAAGCTGATCTATGGCGTCCCGATCCTGCGGGCAGAGAATGAGGATTTCAGGACGTTCTACGATGCTGCGATCAAGCGGCTGGAGTACGGCCAGAAACTTGAGGCCATGAATTTTGTACCTGTCAGTTCGATAATGACGGTCGATCAATTAAGCCAATTCCTGAACGCGATTCAGAAGGGCTACGAAGGCCGGGTCGCGCTGGAATTTCCACCGGAGGACGTATGAGCCTAGATTTTATGTTGAAGGTCGGCAAGGAATACATCCTTGACGAGAACATCACGCACAACCTCGGGCACATGGCACGCGAGGCAGGAATCTATGATTGCCTATGGCGCCCTGGCGAGCATGGAATCACCAAAGCCCATCAGGTCATTGATCCGCTGAAGGCTGGATTGGCGTTGCTGGTGACTGACCCGGTACGGTTTGAGCAATTCGATTCATCGAACGGCTGGGGAACTTACGAACATTTCGTGCCGTTCTGCATGCGAGTTTTGCGCGGGTGCCTAGACAACCCTGATGCCGATGTGAGCGCATCGGTATGAAACGATCAGGCTTCAAGCAACCCAGGCGATCCCCAATGCCCCGCAAACGCGCCAAACAGCGCCGTAGCGGGCCGACTGATGCCGAACCCTATGTTGCACAGCCTAAGGCGCGGAAGCCGCTGAAATCGCGTCCTGCGCGGCCTAAGATGACGCCAGCGCGGAAGTCTGCGAGGGGACAGGACTGCACGCTATGCCTTCCGGGCTGCCGGAACAATACGGAATACGTTGTGCTGTGCCATCTTCGGATGTTCGGGGGCGGCGGCATGGGGAAAAAGCCGCCCGACTCGGAAGCGGTTTATGGCTGTGACCACTGCCATTCGCTGATTGATGGTCGGGATCGGTTAATCCCTGAATTGGAAAATCAACTCACATGGGAAACCATCGCCCGCGCCCTTATCCGCACCCACAGAATCATGCGGGCTAAGGGGATTCTTGTTATGAACGGAGAGGAAGAATGAAAAGTTTCGCACTCAATGCGCTGGCCGCTGTTGTCATCGTCGCTTGTGTCTTTGGCGTGGTCTACGCCATGCGCGCATTCTCAAGCGCAACAACCCGCATTACCCTGCACGAGCCGAAGCCTGGTGTTACTTGTGCCGCAATGGTGACTTCGGATGGCGCTGCAATTTCGTGCTGGAAAGACTGAACTACTCGCCCGCGTTCGGACGATACTGGGGGTTGCATGAAACGCCGCGCCAACCGCACAGACGAGAACCACGCAGATATCCGCGACGCATTGCGGGCAACTGGCGCATTTGTCTACGATAGCTCGGCAGTGGGCGGAGGCTTCCCCGACCTGATCGCGTTCTTTCGTGGCGAAAAGCTGTTTTTCGAGATAAAGAACCCAGCCAAGCCGAAAGCTGACCGGCAATTGACGCCGGATCAGGTCACGTTTCATGCCGCAACTCACGCGTGCGGGGTCACTGTGCACGTTGTCGAAACCATAGACGAGGCGCTGGCTGTATTGGGCGCGAGGACGACCGCATGACCACAGACCGCGATTTCCTGGAGCGCCTTGGGCGGCTGGCAGGGCAGACGACCTATCGGGTACCCGTGGAAGGCGTCGGCACCAAGTTCGACCACCTGCCCGAATCCCATTGCCTGATAGTGAGCCTCTGCGGCGCACGCGGGCCAAAGTGGCAACCCGGACCCGAGTTGGCATGGGCTAAGGCAACCGGGATCGAGCACAAGCGCCAGGAGGTTGTAACGTGGCTGGCTGGCAAGCTGGAAACCGGGTTGGGCGCAATCGGGGCCAAGCACAAGGACCGGATAGCCGGAATCGCCATGATTTCCTATTGCCTTGTGGTGCGCGGCAACGAATCCGTGCGCGGGATACGAGTTGACCCGCATGTGATGAAGCTGGCGACCGTGGGCGCATCGTGGCTGGGCATGTGTTTGGACGAGACGATGGCGGCAGCGGAAAGGCGGGCGCTGTCAAGGGTAGTGGAAGCCCCTGAAACCGCATAGGAACGGGCTTGCAAAGGATTCCGTCATAGCGTATAAGGTAGGCTGGACCTCGTGTCCACGAAGCGTGGGTCCCCGAGCGTCGGTACATGGGACATCTTGCCCAGCACTTATACGCCTGATGAGCGCCTGAAATGGCGTGAAACCCGAGAGGGTAGCGTGGAGTCGCCCAAGCTGGGGAATAACTGGCGACCTAAGCCGACCATTTTACCAAACCCAGCCTAACCGCTGGGTTTTTTCGTTTCACCGCTCCGCCCCGGCCACCCCTCCCAGGCCACTGCGCCACTACCGGGTAGCGGAGCACCTATCCCACGAGGCCACCATGTCCGAGAAAAAGGAATCATTGTGGCTCGTAAGCCGCAGCGGGAAGGATGGCAGGATATTCCGCAGCCGATCCAGCGCCAGACTCTACAAGTCCCGCAAGCCCGCTCCGGCTGACTACGCCGTGGAGCCGGTGAAATGGGGCCCTGAGCGTCAAAGGGCAGGCTGATGGACTTTTTCAATATCGTGGTGACGATCATTGCCGGTGTAGGCGTGCCCGTTGTCGGCTTATTGTTCAAGCAATTCAAGGAATTGCGCGAGGCCAACGACAAGCTGAAAGAGAACCTGCAAGAACTGAAAATGATGATCTACCGTGATTACGTGTCCATGGCTCACATGGAGAAGATCATGGCCCCGTTCCAAAAGGACGTGAACAACCTGGAACGGATGATCGAGCGCATTGCGTCACGACTGGCGATTCCCGCAGTTCACGAGGACTAGGCGTGCAGGAAGCACAGTTGCACAAAGACCTGACCGGGCTTGTATCGGCCATCAAGGAATTGCAGAACGAAGTTCGTGCAACCCGAGAGGACCGGAACCACAACAATTCCTCGTCTATCCACATAGACGCAGGCGGCGCTTCCGCGTGGATGTCATCGCGTGTCGCGTCTTATTGCTGCGCCTTCCTCGTCGGCCTGTCTATCGGCCTTACGGGAATGGTTGTTATGGGTTGGACGCGCCTATCGGCAGTCGAATCCAGCGTGAACGCAAACAAGGCTTATCTGAGCGCGATATTTCAGAAAGCGCCGGAACTGAAAGCCGAAATTGACAAAGCAAAGGGATCGAAACATGAGCATGACAGCAGCCGGGCCGATGGGTCTGGCAAAAGCGATTGAACACCTCCAGCAGCTACAGGCTGAAGCGCAGAGCCGAGGGTCCGAGGAGTCCGTGATAATCATCGTCAGTCCGCGATAAATGGCTAACGGCAGGCTTTACGCGAAGGTAGGCGCGAGCGTAACCGCCGCCCTGATCGCGTCCCTTGCCGCTTATGAGGGCTACAGCAACAAGCCGATACCGGTTATCGAGAACAAGACGGACAGCCAATGGTGCGCAGGCATCACAGGCATTCCGACGCAGGACTACTACACAGACGAGGATTGCGACCGGCTCATGTCGGGCCATCTGGTCAAGGACGTGACAGCCTTGGATCGCTGTCTGCCCATGGACAAGCTGCCTGAGCGCATTCAGTTCACGGCTCGCCACATGGCCTACAACACCGGCCCCGGCCTGATCTGCAAGTCAAGCATGGCAAAGGCTTGGAGGGCTGGCGACACGTCACCGGCAAGCTGCCACATGATCCTGCGGTACACGTTCGTCGCCGGGAAGGATTGCCGACTCACCGGCCCGCGCTGTCCTGGCATCGTCAAGCGCCGATCCTATGAGCATGGTGTCTGCAACGGGACAATCGACTGGCGCGTTCAAGTCTGGAGGGATGAATCATGATCCTGATCGAATACTGGCCAGTGACAGCCATCGTCCTGTTGATCGCGGTGTCTGCGTTCCTGAAGTTCCGGGGAAAGTGAGAAAACGCTTGCCTGAATACGGTGGATGTGCATAATCAACCTACCCCGAGCAATTCGCCGGGGCCTACCAATCATGAGAGGGTGCACCCTCTCATGAAAAGCTACGCAATCGTCGCAGGTTAGAGTTAAATCCTGGTCGCATGAGTCTGAAAGCCCCGTTAATTCGGGGCTTTCTTTTTGGAGCAATCGCCATGGCCTACGCCATAATCGGATTCTTCGTGGCCCTGTCAGTAACTTACATCGTCATGTACGTTCTGCACTCCAGCCATTTCGAGAAGCCGGACGATGAAGAGCTTTGATGAGGTGATGGCGGAACTACCAGAGGACATGCGCAAGCGAGTCGATGAGGCTTACGAGCGCATGCAACGCGAAGATGCCGCCCGAAGGATATGGGACATGCAGGCCGATAAGTGCCGAGAATTCGCCAACATTGCGAGCAGGTTTACGCGATGAATGAGGGTTTCATCTATCTCTTCACCCGCCTGACCCTGCTATTCTGCGCTTTGGCGGTGTGGTGCATTGTTGACTGGCTGGCTAACAATTAACCGGAATCTGCTGCCGGACTTCAGCGGAAAAGACCAATGAGAGGTCATTATGAACGAGCAACAGGTTGAGACTGAGATTCAGGCTAAGGGTTTGACGGCCCCGCGTGTCACGCCGGAGCAGATTGACGCCGCCATTGTCAAACAGCACTTCTGGGTTCCACCCGGCACAACCTTGACCGTTTGCGTGCTTGAGCTTCGCAACGGGTTCACGGTTACCGGCGAAAGCGCCTGCGCCAGCCCTGAGAACTTCAATGCCGAACTTGGCAGCAAGATCGCCCGCGACAATGCGCGACAGAAGATTTGGGCGCTGGAAGGATACACGCTGCGAACCAATCTGATGAACACGCCTCCGTCGTGAACCTGACCCTGAGCGCCATCGCTGGCCTGTCGCTGGCATTGGGCGCGTCCTTGATCGGCAACTACACGCAGCACAATCGGGCCGTGGCATTGGCCGCCGTGGTCGAGAAGGACAAAGCCGTGGCATCCGCTGAGCTGGCCAAGGCCGAAACCAACGCCACAAATGCCGCCCGCGCCATTGAGCGCGTACAAGCAACCAAACAGGCAGAGATTGCCGAAGCATTCGAGAAGGGCAAAACCGATGCACAAGCCAACGCTGACCGCCTTGTTGCTAGCCTCAACGCTGGCACTGTCAAGCTGCGCAACGGGTGGGCCAGTTGTGAAACCAGTCGCCTGTCCGATATTGCCGCCGATAGCGCCGAGCCTGATGCAGCCGCCCGTTGGCGCAACAGTAGCGCGTCAAGAATTATTGCAGCAGCAGACCGAGACGCCGCGCAAATAAAGGCGCTACAGGCTGCGCTGATAGCTGATCGAGAGGTAATGCAGTAATGGCAGAGGGGCAGGGCAACATATTCACTCGGTTCCTGTCTGGCATGAACCCGGTCAACCGTGTCCGTGACTTTGGCGCGAACTGGCGTAACCACCCCGGACAGACAGCGGTAACGACCGGACTCGGATTGGTCCCTATTGCAGGGCCAGCCTTGAGCGGCATTGCCCGCTTGCTATTCGAGAACCGGAACAACAGCCAGACGAACAACCGGCTAGAGGACATGATCGCGGCTGGGAGTGAGAACCTGAACAACCAGATATTCCCCGGAGGTACGCAACCCCAAGGCGCAGGAGCACCACGCCCCGCTATGGGCAGCATGGGACCATCTGGAGGCATGGCAGGCATCACCAGCCCATGGACAGGCCAGAACAACCAGCAAAGCCCGCTGATGAGCATGTTGGGCATCCCCGACTACGCCAACGGCAACCCAGGACAGATGGTTGCTCCCCAAGGACAGGCCCAAGCCCCAAGCATGGGCGGACCCTCACAGAGCTACGGGGGAGGCTTTGGCGCCTCTACCAGCTTGGGCGGCAACGGGGCGACAGTAGGCTCTGCAACGATGAGCGGCATCGAAAGCATGTTGGGCGCTGGTATCGGCCAGAACAACCGAGCCGCCATGATGACACCGGGGAGGGAGGTCAACTCCACCCGTGCAGAGCTACAGCGCCAAGGCATCTACCGCCAACCCGGCCAGTCCGTACAAGATTACTTGCGACAGTAACCCCATTGCCCATTCCGGGCAGTAACCCCGGCCCCAGGCCACAACACGAGGCTCCACAATGAGCATTCAAGGCGATTCACGCGGGCCGCTTGGTTCCGCTATTTCCATTGATCTTGGCACTATCGGGGATACCTTCATCCCGATCCCTGTCGGTTCATTCATCCCCCGCAACATCACTGCAACCAACGCCAGCGCAACCTTGGCAGCTTCCACAGCCCAGCTTGCTGTCTACACCGGTGCAGCAGCCAGTGGCACGGCTATCGTTGCCGCAGCCGTCCTCACGTCGCTGACAACCCCTGTCCTGTTCTCGGATCGCACGATTGCCGTGGCTACCACGGTGTTCACCCCAACCTACAACTCGACCGAGGGCGCGTATGGCGTGTATGTCCGCATCACCGTGGCAGGCACAGCAGGCACAACCTGCGACCTGCATATCTTTGGCGATGCAATCAGCTAACATAGGTGCCCCAGCAATGGGGCTACCTTTTGTTGTAAATAACAGACACTTTCAGCCATGGCATTCAAGAAAGGCGAATCAGGCAACCCGAACGGAAAGCCCGTTGGAGCATTGTCCAAGGCCAAGAAGAACGCCAGGGAAGCTATTGCCCGCTTGGTGGACGACAATGCCGAGCGGATGCAGGGCTGGCTGGACGAAATTGCTCAGGAGCAAGGGGCAATGGCAGCATGGAAGTGCATGAACGATGTGATCGAGTACCACATTCCTAAGCTGAGTCGCACTGAAATGACAGGGCCGAACGGAAAAGACCTGCCGCAGCCAGTGGTCAATATCTACCCAGTAGCGCCAAAGCCTGAGTGAGCGTAGACATTCATATCCCTGAGAAGCTGTTGGGGCTGTGGGAGCCTAAGCGGTTCAAGGTGGCACACGGGGGCAGAGGCAGCGGCAAGTCGCACTCAATAGCCCAGGTACTTCTGGCAAAGGGATTGCAGGCACCCAAGCGCATCCTGTGTGTACGAGAGATTCAGAAGTCGCTGAAATGGCGTGAAACCCGAGAGGGTAGCGTGGAGTCGCCCAAGCTGGGGAATAACTGGCGACCTAAGCCGACCATTTTACCAAACCCAGCCTAACCGCTGGGTTTTTTCGTTTCACCGC